ATTGACGGTGTGAAGCAGGTCATTAATCAGCCGTCTCCAGAAGAGCCACCGAGAGATGTGGAGTTTGACGCGTGGGTTGATAAAAACCCATGGTACGCAACAAACGATGAAATGGCGCGATATGCGAATACTATTGCGGACCAGCATATGGGGGCCCCGTTTGAGAGGGTGACGGCTATAGTGGAAAACAAAGTCAAAGAAATGTTCCCTGAAAAGTTTACTACTTCGACAGGGACAGAACCCGCGTCGCCTGTAGAAAGCTCGGCACGGAAAACAGCATCACCGAAATTTACAAAAGCGAACCTTACCAGCAGCCAGAAAAACATTATGAATCAATTTGTCCGGCAGGGGATCATGACTGAAAAACAATATATATCAGATATAGCAAAAACACAGGGAGTATAAATATGGTAGAGAAAAATAAGCCAAGCAGACCGAAAAGGATACCGTTGGGAACTCGTAACGTTTTAACGGCTCCCAAGCGGGAGGGATATACCAGACGATTTGTCAATGATGAAGGGAACAGAGTTCAGACATTTCAGGCCGCAGGGTACGAGGTAGTAAAAGAGCGTATCAATGTCGGTGATCACAAAGCCGGGAAGGAAACCCAAATAGGAAAGGCGGTTACTCCATCAGTAGGTGGCGGGACAAAAGCTGTCCTCATGGAAATCAAGAATGAATATTACGAGGAAGATCAAAGAGAAAAGCATAACAGGCTGAAAGCCGTAGAAAACGGCATGAGGCGTTCAAGGAATGACTACAGGCCAGGAGAATTTGGAGAAGTTAATATTTCCTGAGCCGCTAACACATATTTTAGAAGGAAAGAAAAATGGCAAATATTGACAGGCCCAGAGGGTTCAAACCCGTAGGGCATTTAAACGGAGCTTCGTGGAACGGCAAGGCAACGATGTATTACGTCCCTGCAACCGATTCTACGGCAATGTTTATTGGTGACCCTGTGGTTTCCGCGGGGGCAGCAGACGCAACCGGCAAATACCCCACTGTTGCACAGGCAGCAGCTGGAGACGTTATCAGGGGAGTTGTGATTGGTTTTAGCGATCAACCGTACCTGGCAATGGATACATCAGATAAGAATAGGTCGTACAGGCCAGCATCTACCGCCATGTATTGTCTGGTTGTCGATGATCCTGATGTAATTTTTGAAATCCAGGAAGATAACGATAGTAATAATATCACAGCAGCTATGATCGGTCTATCAACGGACATTGTTGTCGGGTCAGGCGACACGGCAAGTGGGATGTCAGGCGTTGAGTTAGATTCGTCTGATACGGCAACCGCAGCAGGGCAGTGCAAGATTCTCCGGGTTTCAAATCGGGATGACAACGCTCTGGGGACTCATTGTAAGTTTGATGTCCTGATTATTGAACATGAAATGCGGTCCAGTGCTGACGTATAGGAGGAATGATGGGCGTTATTAATACCAGTAATTTTGCAAGGGATCTGGTTCCAGGGATCAAAACCTGGTTCCAGACAAAGTACAAAGAATATCCGATTGAATATCTGGACATCTTTGAAAAAACCACATCAACCAAGGCGTTTGAGGAAGAATCCGGGACCACTGGATTTGGCCTTGCAGCCATTAAAACCGAGGGCGACGGCATTGCATACGACGACCAGGCTCAAGGATATCTCAGCCGGTATACCCATGTTACATACGGGCTTGGGTTTATACTCACCCGTGAAATGTATGAGGATGGGATAGCCGTTACTAAAGGTTTGAAAAAAGCCGGAGCCTTGGCCTTTTCTCTTCGTCAGACTAAAGAGATTGTTTGTGCCAACGTTTTAAACAGGGCATTCAACTCCTCATATACCATGGGGGCAAACTCTGATGGGAAAGAGTTGTGTGCGACGGACCATCCCAATAAATCCGGGGGGATATGGCGTAACGAGTTGGAGACAGGCGCAGATTTGAGCGAGGCCGCCTTAGAGCAGGCATGTATTGATATTGGAGCGTTTAAAACTGACCGGGGTATGACCATTGCTATCCGGCCTATGAAATTGATTATCCCCACGGCCCTTGAGTTTAATGCATACAGGATTCTCAAGTCAATTGGGCGTGTAGATACCGCAAACAACGATATCAATGCGATCAGAGCCTCCGGGAAAATTCCGCAGGGGATCAAGGTTAATCATTATTTGACTGATGAAACTGCCTGGTTCATCGGGACGGATTGTCCTGATGGTCTGAAATACATGGAACGAAGGGCGGACGCGTTTGGTGTTGAGAATGATTTTGATACTGAAAACGCTAAATTTAAGGCAACCACCAGGTTTAGTGTTGGCTGGTCAGATCCTAAAGGTATTTTTGGGTCACCAGGAGCGTGATTTATGTTAATAGTGCAGGGGTTGATTGATCTAACCCCCTGCACAGTAACCGGGTAAGTGGGGGTTAAAATCCCCCAGGCAGCCCTTGTGGGTTGTCCCAGGAGAATAAAAAAATGGGATTAACAAATTTTCCAAACGGTATTAGTAGCTTCTTTGTCGACACAGAGGCCGTAGAGAAAACAGCAAACTATACAGTGGTCATTACAACCGATTCGGGCAAAACGTTTGCGTCTAAAACAGACGGAGTTGTGTTTACGCTCCCAGGGATAGCAATCGGGAATACCGTAACTTTCATTAACACGGCAGAAGACGGGCAAAACGCGTTGACCGTAAGTCCTAACGCAAGCGACGGGATCACATACGCCGGTTCCTCCACTGACAATAAAGATATCATCAATACCAAAGCCACATCCAAAAAGGGGGATTTTATTACCCTTGCCAGTTTAGATGGAGTTGTTGCATGGCAAGTTGTTGCATCCAGAGGGATATGGGCGAAAGAGGCATAATAGGAGAAAACCATGGCTGATGCAGTAACAACACAAACGATCTTTGGTGGGAATCAAACCATTGTTAAGTTTACGAATATATCGGACGGCACCGGAGAATCTGCCGTTTTAAAGGTAGATGCCAGTGGTTTAACCCCTACTACAAGTTCCGTAAAGATAACCAGGATTTGGTATGCAACCGACGGTATGGCGGTTCAGGTTTTGTGGGATGCCACATCAAATGTTCTGGCCACAGTTTTAGCAAAGGACCAGACAGGGTGTCTTGATTTCAGGAGCTTTGGAGGTATCCGCAACAATGCGGGGGCTGGAGTAACAGGAGATATATTGTTCACCACCTCAGGCCATACAGCCGGGGATTCGTACACTGTGATCCTGGAATTGGAGAAAAACTGATGTATAAAGCCGGGGATTATTTTGTTATTTGCGACAGGTGCGGATTTAAGCGATACGCAAGCGAGTGCAAAAAGGAATGGAACGGTAGCGTTGTATGTGCGGATACCTGCTATGAAGAAAAACACCCGCATAGCATCCCGCCTAAACCGTTACATGAAAAACAGAAAGTTCCTATTCATAGACCAGAACAGGCTGATACGTTTATTACCACACCAATAACCGCAGATGACCTTTAGGGGGATGAATGGCAACCCTTAGTCAATTACAAGTGTTAGTTCAGGATATTATTCAAGATTCTTCTTTTAGCCTTGTAGATATTCGGAATTATTTAAACCAGGGAGTACAGGAGATTGCCGGGGGGATGCAATCGTCTGTTTCTGATTGTATCACCCCTCCATTGCCTGAATTGTTTACAATTGGGTCAGTGACAACAGATACAGACGATGCGGCCTACAGTACATATGCTGCGATTAAAACATTGATATCTGCTGGCGATACGCTGGTCTTTACATACAACGGGACCACTTTTACAGTTACAGCCACAGATATTTATACCAATTTACAGGCTGATATAGACACAACATTGATTGCAGGGGCAGCAGATGCGGGGAGTATAGTTGTTTCCTGGGCAGCAAATGATTTGATATTGACATGTGCCGGTGATGTGAAGGAAGATACTATTATTGGTGGGGTCTATACGGATATAGACACAGGCAATACTGTTGAACCTACAGACACGTCGTTTGTTGCTGCTGCTGCTAATGTTCCCATGCCAGCAAATTTTCAGAGGAATTTACAATACGCAGTAAATAGCGATGGTGTAGAGATTGATATCTATAATTCAATGATGGCGTTTGCCAGGGATTATAATTTAATGAGTAGCCAAGGGTTGGTCCAGGCTGTAATGGAAGCTGGGAACATTTTATATTATCAGGGGATACCAACAACAGGTTCAACGATCACCCTCCATTTTTACAGGTTCCCGGTGGATATGTCCGAAAGTACGGACACTCCCGATGGGATTCCTTTACACCTGCAAGTCCCTTTGCTTGTCAATTATGCAGCCAAGGAGGTTTTTAAGTTAATTGAAGACGGGGTAGAAGGAGATGGTGTCAACACCGCGAGGTACCAGGGGTTGTTTTTGCAGGCGATGAGAACCCTGGAATTGTCTGTCCCTTTTGATACCAACCCTTTAAGCCTTAGTGTGTAATATGGCAAACCCTATCACTATATTTACCGGGACAAAGGGATTGAACGTTAAGATTGACCCTGCCCGGCTGTATAGTTCTAAAAACGGGATCAGTGACCTGGCAGTTGCGGTTGATGTTGATATCAGCGATTCCGGGAGACTGTCAAGAAGAAAGGGGTTTACCCAAAAAGCTTCAGGCAGTTTTCATAGTTTGTTTTGCGACGGGGGGCAATGTCTGTGTGTGTCAGGAACAGATCTTTGCGTTTTAAATGAGGATTACACAGTTACAACCATCGGAACTGTGACTGAGGGAGCAAGGCTTTCAGCTTGTCAAACCCCGTTGGGTATTTATTTTTGTAACGGCCATGAAAATGGAGTGGTCCAAAATAGTGCCGTTTCTGATTGGGTGAGTGGGACTTACGTTGGGCCTGAAACCAAGAGGACTTTTGTTTCTCCCCCCATGGGGACGATTGTTGAATATTACCGGACCCGAATGTATGTAGTTCAGCATAATACTCTCTGGTTCTCAGAACCCAGTAATTATGGGTCATTCGACCTTGCGAGAAACTTTTTCCAATATCCAACAGAAATCAGAATGGTCAAAGCCGTTAAAGAAGGACTTTTTGTCAGTACCGAACAGGACACATATTTTTTGGCAGGCAAGACCCCCTTTGAGATGGAACAGGTCAAGGTCGCAGGGTACCCGGCTGTCAAATATAGTGTTTCTAAATGTAAAGGGGTTTTTGTTTTGGGGCCGGAAGGGTTATCTTTTATAGAAAGCGGGGAAGAATCCATTTTGTGGATGACTGAGCAAGGTATTTGCTCTGGAGGCCCAGATGGGTCTTTTTATAATTTAACAGAGGATAAGGTGACAGGGATACCCAAAGGGACAACAGGTGCTGGGCTTGTCGCAAACAATAGATATATAGGATTAATAAACCCATAAATTAACAATTCGGGTGTGCCCGAGTAGACACAGGAGTATGAAATGACATTAAGACTTTCAACAGCGATGCGAAACAAAATGTTAGGAGATGGTAACCCCGTTGTAAAAATGATTGCAGCAAACACAATTGCCTTTGTTGACGGGGGGACAGGTGAAGACACGATAACAGATTCAGGAAACGGATTTGTCACGGCAGGTTTTGTGGTCGGGGATACCATTTATATAGAGGGTACAACCAACAACGATACCACCACCGGCTTTGATTTGACTGGGGTTGAGGCGGGAACGCTCACTGTTGCGACAGGGACTTTAACCGCAGAGTCGGCAGGAACCGTGTTTGCCATTGCAGCGGCCAAAGGACAAGGATTAAGAGACACCCTTCAGAACGGTATTTTAAAGATTTATTCTGGGGGCCAACCAACAACGCCAGATTCTGCTGTTTCTGGAACCCTGTTAGGGTCAATCACTATCGCTAGCGGAACATTCGTACCAGGATCAGAGGCTAATGGATTGGAGCTTGGCACAGCCTCTTCCGGGGAAATTGAAAAAGATAGTTCTGTCTGGTCAGGCTTGGGTGTTGCTGACGGCACCGCTGGTTGGTTTAGGTTTTATGCCAATGCAACAGATTCAGGTGGAGCGTCCACAAGTCTTCCTCGTATTGATGGCAGTGTCGGGACGTCTGGGGCTGATCTGAATATGTCCAGCACTTCAATTGTGACGGATGCTACATATACTGTTGATACTTTTAAATTCACCATGCCGATGCAAGCCTAATGTCTGCCACTATTACAGGAAATATAATTCTACCTGGCATAGGTATTACATCCAGTGCTTATAACTCTGATGATGTAATAGATATCGCTACAGATGCGACATTTCCTGCACTGGCGCTTGAATCAACAGCATCCAGGACAACTCAGTGGGAGCATACCCTTGTTAATGCCGGGTTTGAAACTGGGGATTTCACGGGGTGGACTACAGAATCAGGAACGCCTGTAATCGGATCTTCCACCCCTGATCCTTATGCCGGGTCTTATTATTTCCAAGGGGGATCATCTCCTGATACGATAATTTTACAGGAAATAGACCTCCTGGCAGACAATGTTCCTGTGGGTGACATCGACGCTGGAAAATTACATATACAAGCTAATTGGTTCCAATCAGCGATTGACTCTTCAGATTATATGTATGTTGTTTTCAGGTTTAAGGACAGCGGGAAAACTCTTATAAGCCAGTCAACTTCGGATAATATTTCAACATATTCCGATTCGGGGTGGCTTGAAATGGAATGGGTTGACAGCATTCCAGTAGATACCAGGTATGTTGACTTGGTTCTTGTTGCTGATAACGCTGACGGGTATATTGACAGTATTTCGGCGCTAACCCGTTATGCACATTCGTTCTATCGAGTAACCGATTTCTCTGAGTACGAGGTCGGACAGTTCCCTTCTGACTGGTCAGCGTCATTAACGTCCGACACTGACTATGCGGAAATTAATACAAACAACCTGCTGGAAATTACAGGTAACATCGCTGGGTATCCTGCTCCAAGTTTATATTCGTGGGATGAAATTGGGCGACATAAAGACGTTGATGTTCGGGTTAAGTGGACACCTTTATTCCCAGAAACATATTCTGAGGCAGATTTCCGAATATGGGTAAGAGGTCTTGGCCCGGATAGTGATTATCAATGGTATAGTTTTGGGGCTGGGAACAATACATCTACCATTACATATTGTGGCACGGAATTAGGATCAGGGACATATCCATCTGGTGATCAGTATTATGATATTGACCTTGATGAAGGAGAATGGTACTGGACCCGATTCAAAATAGAAGGTAGTACAATAAGCGCTAAAATCTGGAACGTAGATGATAGTGAACCTGCTTTTTGGCCACTTGAACATACGCATACCGGTTTAATCGGGCCTGGGAAGGTTTCTATAGGAACTACCAACTACGCAGCGAGCATTGGGGTTTCAGATTACAAAGTAGCCGTAAACATGGAGGTTGCTTTTGTAGACGTTGATTTGCCGGAGATACATTTAACCGCGTACGGCTTCAGTAACTCTGTAGAATCCGCGCAATTAATCCTCCCTATGTTGGAATTAGAGGCGACTGCGGCAGGCGACCTTCTTTTCCAGCTACCAGAAACGTTCACCTTGCCCATGGTTACCCTAAACGCTATTATTTACGGGGATGCGATTAAATCAACAGAGTTGCTTTTGCCGGGGATAGAACTTAATGCGACCTGGGCCGGGGACGCTCTCAAAACAGAGACTCGGCTTTTATTCGGAAAAAAAACAGAGGCTCTTTTTTTCCCAGGACTCGGGATAGAGGCGAATGGTTTGACTGGGGCCGTGATTGCTGCTGATATCCCTCTACCTGGAGTAGAAATAGACGCTTTTTCCGGGGCGAGATTGGAGATTGATCTTCCAGCAATTGATATTGTCGCTGATGTTTTGGTGGGTGGAATCTGTTCTCTTGATTTAGAGTTCCCTTTCTTGCGCCTTGAATCTAAAACAGGGGCTTGCCTTGAAAAATCTTTACCAGATGTTCGGATTGAGTTTGAAATAAGTACACCCGTCAAAAGTCGGGTAACTAAATCTTTGCCGGCGGTCTCTTTGCTTGCTACCGGCGGGAACCGATCTCTTGCCTTCAACAAAAAAATGCCGTTCCTAAGAATCGTTGCCACTGGATCTCGGGAAAATACGGCAAAAGTAGATGAGGTTTTGCCAGGAATCAGAATTACGGCTCATGCCTTGTCTGGTAGTTCTTGTTCTTTTTCCGCCAGTCTCCCCGCGATTGAACTCGGGGCTGAAAGTTTTTCTGTCATCATGCTTTTTGACATGGTTCTCCCGTGTTTGGTGATGGGAGTAGCAAGCGGCAATGAATACGGGGTTCCAAAGAGTTCAATCAGTGAACATTCCAGATTTGAGGATGAAACGATTTTAAGGCATCATAGGTGGGCTTCATGAGGTTTGGGCTTTCGTTCAACTTAAAAATATCTGCTTCAAGTCAGTATAGGAATTTTGATTTTAATTCCATGTGTATGTTTAATGGGAAACCAATCGCAGTGAATAGTGACGGGATATTTTTGCTTGATGATTCAGAAACAGACAATGGAACAAAAATAAACTCTATAGCAGAATTACCAACCTCCATCTTGGGACTTATGCACCCAAAAAGACTTAGATCTCTTTATGTCGGGTATGAAACATCCGGGGCTATTAAATTTTCTGTAACACCAGATGGGGGGGATACAACTTCGGTCCATCTTTTACCTGCTAAAGGGAGACAAATTCAGCACATGGGGAAGGTTCATATGCCCAGAAGGAGGAAAGGTACATATTGGGTTTTTAAGATAGAGAATGTCAATGGGTGTGATTTTTCTATAGATCATATTCAAGCTGTGCCTATAATTTTGAGCAAGGGGCGGTAATGGACGAATACCTTACTTATAATGGTATAAATTACAGGCTTATCGGAGATAAACTCAAGGCCAAACGATTGTTACGGGTGGCGAGTCAACTGATGTACCAGACAAAAATGATCAACACAAATGAGTTAGATATTATTTGTGGATTCAAAAAAAACAATGACGGGGCTGTGATGAATGTTTTAAGCCAGCATGGTATTGACACTGCGACTATTTCTGTCCCCAAGATAAAACCGCCTGAAATACATGAAGAAAAGCAAGAATGGGTGCCAGAAGAGTGGAGCGAGGAACATGTATTAGAGGAGTGGAGCGAGGAGTACCCTGTTGATGAGTGGATTGAGGAACATCATTTTGAAGAAGAGTGGAGCGAGGAACACCCTGTTAAAGATATACCAATAGTCGTTAATAAAGAAATCATTGAAAAGATAAGCTGGGAACAATTCTTTTGTCCTGCTTTTGTTACTTATGATGATGATGATGAATGGATTGGATGGACCCTTTGTAAGTTTGGAGATTTCGAAGAAGCACACAGACTTTTTCTTAAAAACAGAGTGTGGTTTTCTGTAAAAGATGAAAATATGATCTCCGCAGAAAGATACAATAAGGTAAAAATGGGGTTGCCTCAAACCTTTGATGAAAGTAAGGTGCCAACTTTTTTACCTGGATTTAAAAACTTTGCCTGCTGGTATCCTCCTGTTTACGACAAGGAAATAGTGACTGTTCGTGGGAAGGAAAAGGAAACTGTCACCGCTTCAGCCATAACCAAACCCCCTCCTGATTTTGAAGTTATAGACCAACAATATGAATGCTATATGAGAAATTGGGTAATAAATATCGGGTGTAATGATGGTACCTGCCCTCCTTCTCACAAGGAAATGACAATTGAACACCACTATAGCGTGGGGCCTGTTCACTCTGAAAGATCCCGTGCATATACCATTACCCGAGAAAGAAATGATAGTTTGGCTCTTTATACAAAGGGTGAAGATAGCAGCAAAGAGGATTTTTCTCTCGGTATCAACCCGTATTACCGATTTTTTGAATCCTGGGAAGGATCTTTGCCTCCCGCTTCCTTTGGCACTACTGGGACATCTGGAATGTATTGGGGCACACACATGTATAATTGTGGGGGTTGGAACAGTTGCCAGTGGATAACCATCCTCCATGAAGCAGACCCGGACGAAGCTCTTGACAAAGCCACCAGAAACGTTGCTGACACGGTGGCCTTGTATGCTTCAATGGACGAGGCATGGGTTGCCAAAGCTAAAAGCCGGCCTGCGGCGGTGAGTGTGCTTACTGCATTTAGGAGAACAGAAAGCTTATCCATTAACCATGTGTCAAACGGTGAAGATGCCAACCATATGGCATATATGTATTCTTATGGGACGTCTAAGCAAACATCAAACCCGTCATCTTCTTCCAGTAGCTCTTCAGAATTAATGGTGGGGTTTAATGGTACGGAATGGACATTTACAGAATTAACCGGGAACACCTCTGAGACTCTATTTCCTAAGAGCGCCGACTATTACCGCATCACTGATGACATCACAATCGGGTTATATCTTGTCTTAGATGAAGAGAACTGGACATATATGTGGATATCGGAGAAAGAAGGCGAACAAACCATCGCCTTTTCCGTTTTCCCTGGGAAAGATGGGAACAAAAGCAACAGGCATCAAATCCCCAGCCCCAGAGTTCTTTTTGGTGATAAACCCGTATATGGTAGCACGTACGCATTGATGAAAGAATATCTAAAAATAACAGAAAAAGTTCTCAAAACTACGGTTAGTCAAGGGGACAATATTTTATCTGTCACGGAGGAACAACATGAGCAGTTCAGCGGTTACAGTAGATGAATATGGGGTAGTTGGTGAAGTAGATTATTCTCAATATTTTGACGGGTATGATGATATCCCAGATATAGGGAGACTGACAGAGCCTCTTTTAATCCGCATGGAAGCTGTGGAAGAATATGCGGCAGCGGCTACAAACGATGCGATTAATGCTGTTTTATCAATCTCCGATATCTTAAACGCCACTATACCCGCATGTGATTTGACTAATTTTGAAGAGGTTTCGTCAGGAGGTCTCGAAGGGATAAATATCACGCGGCCGGATAGTGTTTCGACATCATCAATTTCAATTGACCCAGTTGAGTTTACAGCAACCTTGCCCACGATGGACACAATTTCTGTTACCGCTGGGGAGGTGCCGGATTACGATGTTACAAAGCCTTTTATTAATATTCCTGATTTACCAGATGATGATTTCCCGACATTTACAGAATCTGCACCTGTAACAAAGACTATTTCAACACCGGACAAACCCTCTATTTCTCTGCCTACGGCGCCTGTTTTAAATACAAATATTTCTATTCCAAGTCCTCCTGAATACAACCCTGCTACTTTTGAAGGGGTTATGCCAACCTCTGACTTGACACCTCCAAACACGATGTATGCTTATCATGAAGCTGAATACTCAAGCGATGTCAAAGATGCTTTGTGCACCAAAATTTTAGGTGATGTTCAAAATGGAGGGACTGGCCTTGATCCTGCAACAGAACAAGCTATGTGGGACAGAGCAACAGCACGGCAGGTAGCAGAAAATGAAAAGGCTTATAGCGAGGCGCTAGACTTCCATGCTTCACGGGGGTTCGATCTTCCTATAGGAGCGTTAAACGCATCTTTGATGGAAATTAGAAGTAAGATAGATCAAGTAAATACGGATCTGAATAACGATATCCTTGTTAAGACGGCGGATCTCGCGCAGAAAAATACCTGGTTTGCCATTGAACAAGCCATCTCTTATGAAAAATCTTTAATGGATCATTCCAACCAAGTACAAAACAGAGCCTTTGAGAACGCAAAAGCGGTAATCGAAATGGCTAATGCGGTTTATATGGCCGAAGTAGATGCGTTTAAAATAAAACTGGAAAAATATAAGACAGAGGCGCAGGTGTATGAAGCTAAAATCCGTGGAGAAATTGCCAAAGCGGAGTTTTATAAATCGCAGATAGAAGGCCAAAAGCTAAGTGTTGAAATTAATGAGCTTTTAATTAAGGCATATGCGGCCCAGATAGAGGGTGCGAATGTTCTTCTCTCTATGTATGCCACAGAAATGGAAGCTGCGAAGGTAGAGGCTGAGATAGAAAACCTTAAATTGCAGGGATACGGAGTCAAAGCAGAGGTCTTCAAAACTCAAATGGAAGCGATGACGTCCAGATATAATGCTTACCAGTCTCAGATTGCGGGGGAAAGCGAAAAAGTCAAAATGTATACCGCTGAAAGCCAGGCGTATGAAGCCAAAGTAAGAGGGTACTTAGCTAAAACCGAGGTGGAAAAAATAGAGGCTGATATTATTCTTCAGAAACATCAGGGCGAGATAGAAGCATATAAAGCCCAGATTGCTTATTATGAGACACAAGCAAATGCAGCCGTTGCGGAAGCTCAGACCCAAGCAACTATAGAAGGGGTGAAAATTGAACAATACAAGGCAGATGTAGACACCTATCTTGGTGAACTTGATGCAAGAATAAAAATTTTTAATGGGGAAATAGAAGAACAAAAAAATAAAGCCCAGCTTGAAATTGAAGAGAAAAACGCAACATTACAAAGAGACCTTGCTTTAAAAGAAATAAAAGTAAACGCCATGGGCACACACGGTAAAATTGCAAGCCAGCTTGCAGCTTCTGCCATGACATCTGTTCATGCCTCTATGTCAATGGCAACCAACGAGAGTGATAGCACCAGCCGGAGCGACAGCACGTCGATAAGCGCTTCAACATCACAATCATTAAGCGATGTGACCTCGCGATCAGAAAGCAAAGTAGAGTCAAAGTCAGAGAGTAAAGTAGACTCGGTTTCAAACAGTATAGTAGATTCGACTTCAAACAGTATAGTAAATTCGACTTCAAACAGTATAGTAAATTCGACTTCAAAAAGCGAAACAAAGTCAGATGTAAATTCAAAGTCAAACAGCATAGTCAATTCAGTTTCACAAAGCAATGTAATTTCAAATTCAACCAGCCATAACGATTCAACATCTGAATCAACCTCTACTTCCTACAGTTACGATAAGACAAAAGGTGTCCGAAGTGAATCTCACAGTGAAAATCATAATTTTAATTACTCTGCATAGGAGGCGACATGAGCGCTACACCAGGGACGTGGTTCAATTTTTTTAACGCAAAAACAGCAAGTAGAGAGCGGATGAACTCAGAGAATAATGAGACCGCACTACAAAAACAAGCCCTTGCAAACCAGGGGAGCTCTGATGTCCAGGAGATGAGAAACAAAGGGCAGAATGCTAATACCGATCTTTCAAAAAAATGGGATTCTAAAATAGCTGACCAAAGGAT